ATGTAGGTAGTGACTGGGAAGAAGTTGTAAGGCTCCGTAATGAAATTGCGAAGTTAAAACAAGAGTTAATGAGCATGGATGGCACGCAGTCTCCTGCTACTTTCAAGGCTTTGAATGCCCAATTTGCTGCATCCAACCAAAGATTGGATGAGTTGGTGACTAATGCAGCCAAAGCTGGAGCAGAGATGGAAACGGGATTCAAAAGGAAAATCTTTGATGCTTCCCAATCTGTAAATGGGTTCACAGAGAAGATTATCGCTCAAAAGAGTGCCATAGGTTCTCTTCAAACAACTATTCGTAAAAATAAGGAGCTATATAAGAACATCGTTTCAAGAGGTGGGGAAGATAAAGAACTGCTTAATCACATCAGCAAACAAGAAAGAGCGCTCGGAAAAGAACGGGATGCTTTATTCAACCTCACCCAACAGCAAGCCGAAGCGCGTCTTTCCGTAAAGAAACTCCGGGATGAATATACACTTTATAAGAATGATGGGAAACAAGTAGTAGAAACTAACGAAGGTATCGCTATATCTTGGAAGAAAGCGCTGGCAGTTATTGGTGGCGCCGGAGTATTAAAGGCATTAGGTTCTGAAATGATTCGTGTGCGTGGCGAATTTCAATCTATGCAGACCGCTATTGAGACTATGGTTGGAGAAGATATAGCAGGGCGACTGATTCCGCAAATCAAGGAACTGGCTAAGATTTCTCCACTTACTATGTCAGATATGGTTGGAGCAGAAAAGATGATGCTTGGATTTAACATACAAGCAGAAGACACTATCAAATACTTGAAAGCCATTAGTGATATTTCTATGGGAGAATCCGGTAAGTTTAATTCGCTGACTTTGGCATTTTCACAGATGTCAGCAGCAGGTAAACTTATGGGGCAGGATTTGAATCAAATGATTAATGCCGGATTCAACCCACTTCAACAAATTTCCGAAAAGACAGGAAAGTCTATTGCTACACTCAAAGATGAAATGTCCAAAGGTACTGTTTCCGCTGAAATGGTTCAACAGGCATTCATTGATGCAACTTCCGCAGGTGGTAAGTTCTATAATATGTCTGAGAATGCTTCAAAGACTATCAATGGTCAGTTGTCTATGATGCAGGATGCTTTGGATTCCGTGTTTAACGAATTGGGAATTAAGTCAGAAAGTGTTATCATGGACGGTATTCAAATGACAACTTCGTTGATTCAGAATTATGAAACAGTAGGGAAGGTCTTGGCTGGATTAGTGGTTACTTATGGTACATACCGGACCGCAGTGATGCTTGTTACTGCTGCCGAAAGTAAACATACTCTTGTGGAGATTGGACTTACCAATGCCCGTTTATTGGCACGAAAAGCGCAGTTAGCTTTAAACGCTGCAATGCTTACCAATCCTTATGTAGCTTTAACTGTCGTTATCGGTGGGCTTGCTACTACAATGTGGGCAATGTTTGATAGTACAACTGCTGCCGCCCGTGCTCAAAAAGAATATAATGGCATTAAAGATGCAGCATTTAAAAAAGAACAGGAACACAAGCTGAGAATCGAAGAATTATTGACGGCTGCTCGTGATGAGAGTTTGGCTACTCTTACTCGGCAAAAATCATTAGAAGAACTTCGTAAAGAATACCCTAAAATTTTCGAACAATACGATATTGAAAAGCTAAAGTTGGAGGATATCTTAAAGTTGAAGCAAAAAATAAACGAAGAAGATTCAAGGCGTTCTGTTCAGGGCAGGAGAGATGATTATAATGCTCTAAAACAAACGATTGCTAACCAACGGAGATATTTGCAGCTATTTGATAATGCCGATTTACGGAAGAATATGTCTGATTTCGATAAGGAAATATGGAAAATGTTTTCTGGTAATCAGTCATACGTACAGGTGCGTGAGCAAATGGAGAAAAACTCTGAACTTTTAAAAAAGTATCAGAAAGACATGTTGGATGATAATATTTCCGCTTACAAATCCAATCTTAAAAACTATTCTAAGGAGAAGCTTGAAACGGAATTGAAACTTGCTCAATCGTCTGCATCCAAACGCAATGGTTTTGTTGTAAACGGGATGATGGTTAAAGGTGGGGATTTAGAAAGTGTTATTTCTTCAATTAATGGAGCGTTGGCTAAAAAGAAATCCCCTACTACCTACAAGCAGGATTATGAGAAAGCGAAGAAAGACTGGGATGATGCTAAGAAGAAACTTTCTGAAATAGAAAAGGATAAATCCAAGTTTACTTCAAAGCAGTATGAAGAAGCTAAGAAACGAGTAGAAACAACTGAAAAAGCCTATAAAAATTTGGGCGGTATTACCGGAAGTTCATTAACCAAACAAGATAATCAAACCGAGAAACTTCGTAAGCAGACTGATAAATATAATGCCCTCCTTGATAAGCAATCATTAGAACAGCAACGTTCTGCCGAAGATTTGCAGATGGAAGTTGATGAAGCCCGAATCAAAGCTATGGATGAAGGTTCTGCCAAGACTATCGCTGAAATGGAACTCAACTTTGAAAAGGAGATGCAGGCTATTGACCGACAAAAAGAAGATGCTTTGCGGAAGAAAGTTGAGGATGCTCGCGCTGCATGGGAAGCTAATCCGAAGAATAAAGGCAAGTCTTTTGATTCTACCGATATTGAGTTGTCGGATGACGAGAACAAATATTACGATGCGTTGTATAAAGCAGCTGTCCTAAATAACGAAAAGATATACAGCAATCTCGCTAATGAATATCTCTCATATACAGATGAACGCCTTGCCATTGAAAAGAAATTCAATGATGATATTGCTGTACTTCAAAAAGCTCGTAAAAAAGCGGAATCTAAAGGTAATATGGATGAAGTAGCAAAGATTGACCGTTCTATAGAGAAACGTACAGAAACCAAGAACGAAGATATATTCAAACTTGATGCAGAACAATTCAAGAAAAATATGAATTGGGAACAAGTCTTTGGTAATCTTGACAAGGTTTCTACTGATACTTTGAAAAAGTTGAAAGTTAACCTTAAAGACTTTATATCATCTCAAAAGGATTTATCTCCTGAAAACCTTAAAGAACTGGTAGATGCTATCGAACGGATTGATGATAAGGTTTCAGAACGCAATCCCCTTGAAGCTATGTCTGTTTCCTTTAAATCCCTCAAAGAAGCCACGGACGCACAGTGTGAAGCACAGGAAGCGTATAACAAAGCTTTGGAAGAAGGTACTGATGAGGAAAAGAAGAATGCCAAAGCCACCCTTGAAAGTGCAAAGAACAGCAAGCAGAAGGCCCTATATGAAGCCACGGATGCTTTACATAAAGGAATTAATGAGATAGGTCAATATGTCGATGCCGGTAATCAAGTTATCGGTATAATGGAAACGCTTGGCACAAAAACACCTGAATGGCTGGAAGGAACAATGTCCGGCTTTGGTGAGATGCTGAACGGACTTGGAAATATCGACTTAATGAAGCCTATGTCTATCATCACCGGTAGTCTACAAACCGTTAAAGGGGCTTTGACTTCTGTTATTTCTTTGGGAGGGTTAATACCGGGTTTTGGTGGTACCGATTATTCCCACTATAACGAGATGGTCGAGGAATATAACAAACTCAATGAGATATGGGATGAGCTGATAGACAAGAAGCTGGAGTACATCAACACATCCTACGGAGCAGAAGCGGACAAGGTAGGCAAAGAGGCTCTTGAACTTGTCAACAAGAGCATTGAGGCGTACAGAATACTTGGGCGTGAACGATTAAACTCCGGTGCGTCTGCCGGTTCTCATTCCATTGGCAAGCGCATGGCAAAGAACACCTCGTCAAGCGACTGGCAGGACATCGCCAGAGCGCTCGATATGTCTGTCAAAGACGCCAAGGATTTTATAGGTACCGGACGCATGACGGGATTGTTTGACCTGACTACTGAACAGTTGGAGAAACTAAAGTCAGAAGCACCTACTTTTTGGGCTAAATTAGATGGCGATGTGAGAGATTATCTTGATAAGATTATCGAGGGGGAGGAACGTATTGAGGAAATCCATAATCAGATAAACGAGCAGCTTACACAGACTACATTCGATGGTGTGTACAGTAATTTCATAGATACCCTTATGGACATGAAAGCGTCGTCCAAAGATGCAGCCGAGGATGTTTCGGAATACTTCATGCAAGCTATGCTCTCCGAGCAGATAGGCACGCTTTATCAGGACAAGCTAAAGAAGTGGTATGAGAAGTTTGCAAAGGGTATGGAGGATGGTTCTTTGACGGAATCCGAAAGAAATGCGTTGAACAACGAGTATATGGGCTACATTGAAGAAGCGATGAAGCTCCGTGACGAGCTTGCCGCAGCCACCGGATATGACAAGATTTCGCAAGAATCAACATCCCAGTCTTCAGCTTCCAGAGGGTTCGGTACTGAAATGACACATGAAGATGCAGGAGAATTAAGCGGTAGGTTTACTGCTCTGCAGATAGCAGGAGAAGAGATAAAGAATCAAAATATCATTCAATCTCAATCGCTTAATTTACTAACAGTAAAAGCTGATGCTCTACTTTCCATAAATACGGAAACAAGGAATATCGCTGATGATACGCGAGATTTGATAGCACAATCTTATCTTGAATTGGTACAGATTTCGGAAAATACAGGAGCTATTGTAAAACCAATCATTCAAATTCAGAAAGATATGGCAGAAGTGAAAAACAATACATCTAAATTATAAACTATGTCAGATTTATTGATAAATACCCAAGACGCCTACACAACATGGGGGGTAAGAATGGGAGAGGGCTTTCTTGATGTACTTGGTGCATCATCACCCATGAAAGAATTTATAGAGAATAAGTCCCGGTTAGAACATGGAAAACGTGTGATAATCAATAATCCTAAAGTCGATGAGAGGGAAATAACACTTTCTTTTACAATTGAAGGAAACTCCCAGTCCGATTATCAATCAAAGAAAAAAGCTTTCTTCGATGAGCTTTATAAAGGCAAGATTGATATTCAAGTCCCGGCTAATAGTAGCGAGATTTATCATCTGATTTATCTCGGTAAAAGTATCACTTACGCACAGGGTTTAGACCGAACTTTCGGAAAAATTTCAGTCAAGTTCAACGAACCGAATCCGGCAAACAGAACCTAATTCACGACATTGGTTCTATTGTCGTGAATGTGAGTGCTCAAAATTGGGCACTCTTTTTTTTATCTCCGAACTTTGAAGACGTGGAACAAATCGACATCAAAGACATATCCGGTGCTATCCTGCTTACTACCCTTCCCAATGAAGGCTGCAAGCGTAAGTTTACTCTTATGAAGGAGGACTACATCACGTTAAAGTTCTCCTTGGAGAGTCCTATATTCTTCAAACTTGGTTCATACGTGGAGTGCGACTTCGGGCTGTTCGAGGTGTGCGACTTGCAGAAGCCGGTATTCAACACCGATAACGCAGGCTATGACTATGAGTTGCAGCTTGACGCCCACTACTGGAAATGGAAAAACAAAATCTTTAAATATACCCCCGAAGTGGCCGGGCAGGAAGCGTCCTGGAATCTCACCGCTTCACTTGATGTTCAAGCCGGTATAATCCTTAGAAATTTAAAAGCTCTTGGTTACAAATACAAAGGACAAGATTTTGTTTTCTCCATTGACAGCACTGTAGAGAATAAGGCGCTACTGATGACTTATGACAACATCAACATCCTTGACGCCTGCTTCTCTATGGCAAAGAAATGGGATTGCGAATGCTGGGTGACTGAAAACATCATCCATTTCGGACGTTGTGAGTCTGGCGATGCGGTGGATTTCGAGATTGGGAAAAATGTGCAGGAAATGCCACGATCAGAATCCCGGTCCACCTACGCCACCCGTATCTATGCTTTCGGCTCAACAAAGAATATCCCATCTGACTACCGCCCCGTTGATGAGACTGTAGTGCTGAACGGCGTGGTGCAAAAACGCTTAATGTTGCCCGAAGGAACTCCGTACATAGACGCTTATCCTGGTATGACCATCGAGGAAGCCATCGAACAAGTGGTTATCTTCGATGAGGTCTATCCCCGAAGGGTCGGCACGATGTCGGACATTACCATCAAGGAATACACTGACAAAGTAGAAAATGCCGACGGGACTACCACTGAAAAGAAGTGGAATGCCTACCGCTTCAAGGATACTGGTATTACCTTCTCAAAGGACTATATCCTTCCCGGCAAGGAATTGAAAATCACTTTCCAATCCGGCAAGTTGAATGGTATGGAATTCGCTGTGACATTCGACCCTGAGGGAAAGCCGGAGAAACTTGAGAACGGTGGCTGGAACCCTGAGGCACAGCTTTGGGAGATAGTCAGGAATGAGGACTACGGCAGACCGCTTCCGGATGGAGTGCTTATCCCCGAAAATGGTGATACTTACATCTTATCAGGCTGGAATCCCATGAAGATAGCTGAAATGGGACTGGTAGCAGAAGCACAGTTGGAGTTAAAGGACAAAGCCGATAAGTACGTTGCCAAATCAAAGATAGACCCTTCTACATATAACTGTAAGATGATGTCGGATGTCGCATACAGTGAGGACGGCATTCACAACCTCTACAGCATCGGTCAAAAGGTCAACCTTATCAACAAGGCCTATTTCGAGAACGGAAGGCAGTCAAGGATTATCGGATTTGAATTCAATCTTGACCTGCCTTATGATTCCCCTATATATACTGTCGGGGAAACCGCTGCCTATTCCCGTATTGGGGAGCTGGAGGAGAAGGTTGAGAGCCTTACTCTGAAGGGACAGACCTATACTGGCAGTGGTAGTAGTGGTGTGTATGTGATAAGAAGGAATGACTCTACACCGGCCACGGATAATAACGTGTTTTCGGCATTGCGTTCCTTGGCAATGTTCCTTCGCAAAGACCGAGCTGACGGCACCCCCTTCCCCATAACCTTCGGAGATTGGGTCAAGTTCGGCGAGTTTATCACCGGTATTTCCGGAGGTTGTATCGATAAGAATGGCATCCTTGAAATGGAAGAGGGCATTTTCCGCAAACGTCTGTTTGTTCCGGAGATTGCCTATAACCGTGTGACCTATTTCAAAGGCAGAATGTGCGCCTCTCCCGGAGGCGGATGTACGGTCAAGGAATGGAGCGACAACGGTGACGGCAGCTACACCATAACTCCTGACCTGACCGATGCCGACGGGCTGAGCCAGTTTGTGGATGACATTCTGACCACCTACTTCGTCACCAAGAACGCCGAAGGCAAGCTGCAGGGGTTCGAGGAGATGAAGTTCCGGGTGACTTCTGCCGATTACACTGCCAAGACATTCGTCATGACGCCGAAACCGGGTACCGACTGGAAGCCGGGGGATGCGATGGTACTCGCCCAGACGGGTAACTTTACAGACCCGGAACGGCAGACGTACATCCTGATTGATACGGTTAACGGCAACAACTGCATCACTTTCTTCGACCACGCCAATACCTGGGATGTCGAGCCGGCACAAGAGATGTCGTGGATTGGCAAGAAGAAAGGCAGAACAGTTCACGGCATTCCGGCCGACAACTACTCGGCTGTTTTTCGCCACGTCATCATGTCCGGCAAGATATTCCAGGTGGATGACATCACCGGCGAGGCTTTCCGGGTACCGCTATTTAAAGGTACGTGGAAAAAGGGTGAGAAGTATGCCTATTATGATGAGGTGACGCATAACGGCAGCTCATGGATATGTGTCAATGAGAAAGGCACGTCTACAGAACCGGCAGACGGCAATGCCGACTGGCTGAAATATGCGGCCAAGGGAGAAAGCGGCAAGGGTATCAAGTCTACCGATGTGGAATACGCGATATCGGTGTCTAATGTCATTGCCCCGGTGGACGGTTGGCAGACTACCTCCCCTGAATGGGAAGCCGGCAAGTATATCTGGTCGCGGACGAAGATTGTCTATTCTGATGGCGAAGTCAAGTACACCCAAGCGGCTTGTATCAGTGGTGGGCAGGGGGCCGACGGCAAGGGCATCAAGTCCATTACCGAAGAATACTACCTTTCCTCTTCATCGGCCACCACAACCGGAGGCGAGTGGCAGACAGACTCTCCGGCGTGGAAAAACGGCTGGTATATCTGGACCCGGACAAGGATAGTCTTTACTGACGATACTTCCACCACAACGAACGCCATCTGTGTGACTGGCAGCAAGGGTGCAGACGGTACAAGCATTACCAATTGCGGTGAATGGGAAACCGGTAAGCATATACCTTACATGGGTATTACCAGGATGGCCGGACGTGTGTTCCTCTGTATTGCTCCTGGTGGTACCGACAATCCTCCGATGTGGACTCAGACGACCAATGAGGGGAGACGCATCCTGCAGACGCAGAACGGTGGAAAGAGCTACGGATATACCATTACCGGGGACTTGAACACGGCTGAGTATGAGCTGCTGGTGGAGAACGGCCAGGATGGTAAGGACGGAAAAGGCTATGAGTGGATATTCAAACATACGACAGAGAATGTGACGCCTCCTACGCCAGCCACCTTGCAGGTGGATGACTACGTGCCGTCCGGCTGGCATGATGACCCGATTGGTGTCAGCGAGAGCCTGCCATACGAGTGGGCTTGCTGCCGAACTAAGAAGGACGGTGTATGGAGCGCGTTCAGTCCGGCCGCCATCTGGGCCAAATGGGGCTTTGACGGCGAGTCTGCCATTGTAGCCGATTTCGACAACGAGATGGAAAGCATTGCCTTGACATATGAGGGAAAGACCGTTGCGCAGTCCGTGCTCAATACGACCGTCGGCATGTGGTACGGCACGCAGAAGCTACAGTTGAAATCCATCTCATGCGTGACCCCGGCAGGTGTCACGGAGAGCTACAATGTCAATACGGGGGTGATAGCCTTCACCGTACAGGCCGGTGTCTCAATGCCTGCACGCTCAGAAGTCAGGATAACTGTTACGGCTACTATCCAAGGAACTGATATAAGCCGTGAGTTGGTGTTCACCATTACCGGGGTGCGTGCCGGTAATCCAGGCAGTGATGCGGTACTCTATAGGCTGGTGCCTTCCGTCTCATCGGTAAGCAAGCGGAAGGACGGTACTTACAGCGTGGCAAGCGTGTCATGTACACGCACCAAGTCGGTCGGTGGCAGTACTGCTGTTACGACGGATGGTGTGCTGAAATACAGTAAGGACGGTGGTTCGGAGGTCGAGATACAGAACGGCACGGCCATTTCCCCGAAGAACTTCACGACGCAGCTGCAGTTCGTGTTCTACGTGGGTGGGCAGGTCGTGGACCGGGAAACTATACCCATGGTTGTGGATGGCAACGACGGTAATCCTGGGAAACCGGGCGGTGACGGCGAATCCGTCAAGGCTGGCGGTGAGTGGCGCACGGCTAATACTCCATACAAAAAGCTCACCATCTGTACGATGGGGAGTCGCTCCTGGCTCTCAAAGGTTGACACTTCGAATCCACCTCTATGGACTCAGACAACTCATGACGGGAGGCGAATCACTCAGACCCAGAACGGCGGCAAGTCCTACGGTTATATCATTACGGAAGAAGTGAACACCGACGAATGGGAACAACTGACATCAGACGGCGGCATGGTCTATCTCATCAGTACATGCAGCAATATACGGGTGAGCAGTGCCGGGTCTTTGGTGCCTTCGGCTTTCCGGGTGTATGCCAAACGGACGCTCGGCAGCGCCACATTGACTTATCCGGACGGATATCTGGCAGCGAGAGGCTACAGCAACGGGATATGGAGCGCCATCGCAGGGCCTTCGAGGGCTTCCGAGATTACTGTCAACGCTTCTGCAGGGTATTCCACTTTCTCTGTCCGCTGTTACCAGAGCCAGGCTGACGCTTCGGCATGGAATGACAGCTTTATAGCCGAGATGTCCGTGGGTGTAAGTTATGACGGTTCAAGCGGACGGGATGCCAGTGAGCCGCGTCCGAGAGGTTTTTTCGCCAAGGGCAACACATATGTCTGGAATGAAGATTACCATGACATCGTACTGGCCACATTCAACAATCGCACCATTCCGTTTCGGGTACGGGCTTACGGTACGTCGGTCACTGTCGCACCTACCTCGATAGACGGTGATGCGAATTGGGAGGCGGCACAGCAGTTTATGTTTGTAGCTATGGATATGGCTTTAGCGAGAAAAATACGTGCTGATGAAATCCTTGTGGATGATTTGGTGGTACAGAACGTATTGGCAAGGGATAAGAATGGAAATGTCACTTGTAGCATTGATGGTGAGACTGGAGAAGTCAATGTTCAAGGAAAAATTACAGCGACAGCGGCATTCATAAAGATACATGGGTTTAGTTCCAATGAAGGCTACTTTTACCTGAACCCCAATTTTGGTTCGGATTTTGGCAATGGGCGTCCCAGTAGAATAGGCCAAAGTGAATACATGCTTCCCAGCTCTGCCCAATGTGTGGGTATGAAAATATCCTTGATCATATATAATAATTCTTCAGGGAGCACATATGGCTATGTGTCAGTTGTGACATCGGACGGATTTAATGATATGGAGTTGGTTGACGGTCAATACCATTATTGCAATAAAGCTCATATCACAGAGCCTGGTGTTTATGAATTCATATCATTGGGAGGAGTCTGGATTTCAACCAATAAAAATGGCATTTCGTATTCGTATGCTGATTTGGGTGACCATGATTACGAAAACCCGGTTAATTAACAAACTAATATAAATGGAAAGATGTATGAAAGTTTTTTATGAAAGCAAGTTAGCGAAATGGCTGCTGTGGCAGGGTTACAACACCATCACATTGGGATGTTTCGTCTTCACCAAGAAAAGCAAGGAGGAGATGAAGCAGAGTACACTTAACCATGAGGCGATTCATGTGCGTCAATGGGAGGAATGCATGATTGCATCCGCTGTGCTGCTGACGGTAATCATGCTGTTTACCGGATTCAACTTATGGGTATATCTGCTATGCCCGTTGTGGTTCTACCTTCAGTATGGGTTGGAGTATGCGATTTCATACGTTTATCACTTATGCCGTAACCGGTGTTGGATAAATGTAGGTGATAAGGCTTACGGCAATTCCGCGTTTGAGATGGAAGCGGAAGCTAACGAAGAGGTAGACGGTTATCTGGATGTGAGAACTCCTTTTGAGTTCTTCAGATATTACGGAAAAATTTGATTTATAATTTACAAAACGAGTTAATTATTAAAATGTTAAATCGGGTAATATTTCCATCCGGAAATTATGCCCCTTAAATGTATTAAGTATGGCAGAAGATATTAAAGAAAATGCAATGAGTGGTGGAACACCTGCAAGATTGCGTGGGCTGGCAGCAAATGGTAATAGTATTAGTCCGACATTGGCAGAGGTTATGAATGCAATGCCGGTAGCAACAGAGACAAACAAAGGGCTTATGCAAGCTAATGGATTTGAACAAGGTAAGAGTATATTAAGTGAAGGATACAATAATGAAATCAGTGCTGGTGTATATTCATCTACTGATAATTTAGATAATATGGGGACTGGAATTTTATTAGCGCTAAGAGGGTTTCAATACACGGCCCATTTATACATTACCAACTCTGCAAGAATATATATTAAAACCATCCGTAGCAATGGAGAGATTTTAAAAGATTGGACGTTGATAAATAATACCTAAATATAAGAGAGCTTTTGAGCCTTCATTTCTCTGCTGTGTTCTTTGCCCATTAAATGTGAGAATATTATGGCAGAGCAAGATATAGCAATGAACGCGTTCACTTCAGCTACGGATGCGGAGTACATATATGCAGAAGCTACGAACGGTAGCCAAGTGAAGATTAAGAAGAGTGATTTGCTTAATGCAATGTTTCAAAAAGGAAGTTTAGCTCAAAATGCAAATGATTTGGTTCAGACGGGAATATACCGAGGTGGAAATATAGAAAATGCACCATCAAACGATATTTCTGCCATAATTGTTTTTAATGCGTCTCCTTACATTATTCATTTTTGTTTAGCTATGACAACGGGGAGAATATATTATCGAAGGTCTGTAAATAATGGCGAATCATGGTATAGCTGGTTATCAATAAATACTACCGCTGTTTAAGTTGTATTCTACTATCTTATTTCTCTGCCTTATCTCTTGCCCCTTAAATGTAAGGATATGGCAGAAGATATTAAAGAAAATGAGATGACTTCGGTCAGTGGCGTAGACTATGTGAGAGGGCTG